CCCCCCTAAGTTATCAATTTCATATTAACCCCTCGGACAGCAAATGTCCCACCCTCCCCTTCATCATTTCCCACACACATGAAAAAGCGCACAGCTAAAACCAAGTCGGTTCAGCCCAAGTTGGCTGAATACACCATCAACATGGAAACCATCACCGCGTCCGTGGACGACGCCAAGGCCACCCTCGACGCGCTCTACCTGCTGCTCAACGCGGTTATCGAGCGGCTCGCCGAAGAGCAAGGGAGGGCCAAGAAATGAACCCTGACCTAGTGGTCGGCGAGATCGGCTTTGGCAGCAACTTCGGCTCCTCCGCGGAGCTGGAGTTCTACCGAGCCGAGGACAAGCGCAACTCGGCCGAAATGGCCAACCTCGAAGCGGAGAAGCGCGAGCTGATTAAGCGCGTCAACCGGCTCAAGCTCGTCTTGAAGCGGTGCGCGGCGCTCTCTCCCGACGTGAGCGACGAGAAGCACGAAGCGCTGCTCGCTGTGGAGGAGCCGCTGTGAGTGCCGGAAAAGGCGACGCCCCGCGGCCGATAAACGGCTCAAAATACCGCGAAAACTGGGACGAAATTTTTTGCAGAAAACGCTTAAAAGTTGTTGCCCCCACGTCCGCATTTGTCCACACTTGCCCACACCAAGAACCCACGGCTGCCACCACGCCGAGTGACGTAGAAACGGCAGCAGATGAGACCCGAACTTAAACAAACCCTTAAAAGCGTATGGCCCCATGTAGCAGACGATGTCATAGCGGTGGACGAAGCGTGCGACCGCTGGCTCAAGCGACGCTACGAAATGCGGCAGCGCCGGAGGGAGCGCAATGAGTCCGGTGCAAACGCTCGTTTATCTAACGCTCCTCGCCCTGCTGGTTCTGGCAGCGATGGCGGCGAATGACGACGACGACAACTTTGTATGAAAACCACCACCACCCCACAAAGCCCAAACACCGAGAAGGCTGTGCTCGGCACACTCATGGCCGAGCCGAAGCTCGCCGACGAGGTTGCCGGATTGCACGGCGATCTTTTTTACACTCCGGCGCATCGCGCGATTTTCGATGCGATCAATGAGATTCGCGCCGATGGCGGTGTGCCCAACATTATCGCTGTCACGCAGAGGCTCGACGCGCAGAAGAAGCTGACCTTTGTCGGCGGCGCCGGAGCTATCACCGAGTTTCTTGCGCAAGCATGCGGCGGTCTCGCCGCGCTCGAATACCATGCACAGACCCTGCGCGATCTGCACGGCCGTCGCTCGATTATCTCCGCGGCAGTCGCCATGCAGGCCGCGGCGCACGACATGGCCGCGAACGCCGACGAGGTGCTGCAGTCTGCCGGAGAGAGTGTCCTGTCGCTTAGTCTCGGCGCCCCGACCGACTCGATGCGCAGCGCGGCCGACATCGTGCCCTCGCTCCTCGAAGAGCTGGAAGCGCTCATGGACAACAAGCAGACGCTCGGCCTGCGCACCGGCTTTGCCGATCTGGATCAAGTCACTGGCGGTCTCCGCGGCGGCACGTTGAGCATCATCGCCGGACGTCCGGCCATGGGTAAGTCGGCCTTGATGATGAACATCGCGGACAACCTGATGCGTCGCAAGGTGCCAGTGCTCTACTTCAGCCTCGAAATGCCCGCCAATGAGTTAGCCGCTCGCGTAGTGTTGTCGCGCGCGAACACCAACACCGAGCTGGTCCGCAATGGATTTGTCGATCACGCCGGAAAGCGCCGCATCGGTTCCGCCGCCTTGGATTTTTCCGGTGAGCCTTTGTACATAGATGACCGGTGCGGCATGAGTCTCTTGGACATCCGCGGACGCGCAAGGCTGGCCGTGAGGCGCTGGGGCGTGAAGATCATCTTTGTCGATTACCTGCAACTCGTAAGCCACGGCGCCGCCAAGAGCCGTGAGAATGAGGTCGGCTTTGTTTCGCGCGGACTAAAAGCGATGGCGATGGAACTGGGCATTCCAGTGGTCGCCGCCGCGCAGTTAAACAGGCAAGCGGAGAACCGGCCCGACAACCGGCCGAAGCTCTCCGATCTGCGCGAGAGCGGAAGCATCGAACAGGATGCCGATCTGGTCGCTCTCGTTCATCGCCCCGCTTACTACGCGGTCGCCGACGAGGAGCCAGAACCACAGGACGCGGAGTTAATCATTGCGAAACACAGGGCCGGACGAACCGGCACCTTGAATATGACATGGCGCCCGAGCCTGACGCGATTTGATGCGAAGGCGCCGGTCAGCAACATCGTCTCTGCGCCGCGTCTGACGGACGAGGGCAACAGCGTCTACGCACCGGATAAACAGCTCTGGGAGGCCATCAACGAATGATCAACAGCAGGCAGAAAGGCGCCTCTTTCGAGCGCGAGGTCGCCAAGGCTCTGACCGCCGAAGGGTTTCCGGCCAAGCGGGGCGCGCAGGTCTCGCAGGGATCTTGGGGGATCAGTGCGCCTGACGTGATCGTGCCCTGCTTGCCGGATTGGCACCTCGAGTGCAAACGCCACGGCCGCGCGCGTTTCGACCTCGATGCGGCTATCGCTCAAGCCTACCGCGACGCCGAGCGCAAAAACTGTGCCGTGATCCATCGCAAGGATCACTGCCGCATGCTGGTCACCCTCACGTTCGAGGACTTCTGCGAACTCATGCGCCACAGCGATTTTCCTATCCAACCAAAAACACCAAACCCACATACACAAAGTGAATAAAACCATAACCACACCCGCGGGCGTCGCTCGCTATCCCAGACTCAACTCGCCGGACACTAAGTTCTCCGAGGAGGGCCAATACAAAGTAGACCTCGAAATGTCCGCCGAAGACGCGGAGCCGTTTCTCAAAAATATCGAGGCCATGTTCTCGGAGTTTGTCGCTGACAAAAAACGCGAGCTGAAAAAGGACACTCTCAAGATCCACGCAGCGCCATGGTCCGAAAACGACGGACTGGTGCAGCTCAAGCTGAAGGTCAAGGCGACCGGCAAGAGCAAGGACGGCGAGACGTACACGCGCCAGCCGAAGCTGTTCGATGCGTCTGGTCAGATCACCAACGAAAACATCGGCGGCGGGAGCAAGCTCAAGGTCGCTGTGGTTCCATACTTTTGGTACACCGCAAGCCTCGGCGCCGGAATCACGCTGCAGCCGAAAGCTGTCCAGATTTTGGATCTCGTCACTTGGAGCAGCGGCGGCACGGCCGAGGCTTACGGCTTCGAGGTGACTGAGGCGCCCCGCGCATCGGTCAAAACCGGAACCAACAACGAAGAGGTCGAGTGGTAGCAATGGCAACCACTGCACGCAAAAGGGGGGCGGCAAAACGCCGCTCCCCTTCGGCCAAGGCCACGGAGCCTGCGCCGGAGCGCATGACCGCGGACGGTCGCAAACTTGTACGTTTGGAGAGGCTCAGAGCGCACCAGAAGTATATCCTCAAGGACGGCACGCAAGTGGTCGGTGCTTCGACTATTTCTAAGATCGGCGATGACCAGAGCAACCTAATCCACTGGGCATGGGGTCTTGGCAACAAGAACCAAGACTACCGCAAGGTGCGCGACCGCGCGGCCGACATCGGGACGATCACGCACTTCAAGATCGAGTGCTTTTTCCATGGTTGGGAGCCGGACCTGTCCGAGTTTGCCCCCGCGGACATCGAAAAAGCGGACATCGCGTTCGCCAACTTCCTGTCCTTTTGGGAAGAGCAGGGTCTGACCGTGCTGGAACCGGAAGTGCAGCTCGTCAGCGAGGCGCACTTGTTTGGCGGCACGATCGACGCGCCATCTGTAGACAAGGAGGGCCGCATCGTGTTGCTCGACTGGAAGACGTCGTCCGGCATCTACCTAAGCCAGAAGCTGCAGTTAGCCGCTTACGAAAGGTTGTGGAATGAGAACCGGCCAGACCAGCGCGTTCAGCGCCGCGCGGTCGTTCGCATCGGCAAGGAGAAGTCGAACGACCACAGCATCGAGTGGATGTTCTCTTCGGACAACGAGTGGGAGCTTTTCGAGGCCCGCCTTGATCTGCACTACGCGAACCTCCGCTACAAGAAAGCCGCCTGATGCCTCGCCGCAAATACATAGCCATCATCCGCAGGAAGCTCGGCCGCGAAAAAGCGGACGGACTCACTATGGGTGATGGCCGTGTGTTCATTGATCCGCGGCAAAGCGGCATCAACGAGCTGGACACCATCGTCCATGAGTTGCTGCACGACTGTTTCCCCCACCTGAGCGAAGAGGCCGTCGCCGATGCCGCCGGAGTCATGGCGCGCAGCATGTGGCGCGACAAATGGAGGAGGGTCATGGAATGAGCGACGTCGTCCTTAAACCCTTCCGCCTTACCACTCTGATGGAGGCTATCAAAATCGCCGAGCTGCGCTGGCTCGAAGCGCGGGTCATGAAGCTGAACGCGGCTACAACCTACGACTCGGACTACTGCGAGATCATGGCGCGCGACATCGGCGGCATTCTCGCCGAGATTGTTGTCGGCCGCAGGTTCGACAAAACCTATTTGCCTGCGACGAATAGCTTCCACAAGCGCGCCGACGTGGGCGACGACATCGAGGTTCGCAGCACGGTCCACCTCAACGGTGCCCTGATCGTGCGCGACAACGACGATCCCGCGAGGCGCTATGTGCTGGTGGTGTGCGACCCGATGAAGGGATTCATGATCCGCGGTTGGGCATACGGCCACGAAGCAATGCAGCCACAGTGGCGCAAAACAGGCCAAGGGCGACCGTCTTGGTGGTATTGCGGCCCGCTGCGTCCGTTCGATGGGATGACAATCGAGCGACCGGAGGCCATTGAAGCAGCGCTAGAAGCTATCAACGAATGACTAGCGCAATCCTCATCGCCTTGGTCGGCTTGCTCTACTTCGCCGTGGCCATCGATCAATTTTGCATACAGCACAACTTTTGGGCCGGTGTGGTCTGGTTTGGCTACAGCGTTAGCCAGATCGGGCTTTGGCACATGACTATCCGGCCATGATTCATGAGTAAATACAGCATTATGACAGACGAAATTGCCGAAATCGACAAGACCATTGCCCTGCTAAAGACGCAGCGCACCAAACTTGTCGCCGCGGCGGCAAAGAAGAAGGCGGATGCGCTGTGCGCGGAGATGCGCAAGCGCAAGCAATCCAGATGAATTTTCTGATGGCAAAAGCGGGTTCGTGCAGGCGCGCATGGTGGTGTGCGCCTCGGAGCAAGCCGGTATGCCCAGCCCCACGGAGCACGACCAGTGGGGCGCCATCAAACTTTAGAGCGTCAGGGAATGCGGCGGTCGTTGTGGACTGGTCATTTCATACCCCTGCCTCCGTAACCGCATAAAACGGAGGCCGCTCTACTTTTTCTCATGATTAGCTGGTCACCATACCCCATGCGCGCCGAAGTTGCCGGTGTCGGCACCGCGTGGCTGCTCTACGTTCAGCCGCAGGGCGGCATGGCGAACGACATTTGGACTTTTGTGCCGGAGTCCACCGGCCAACCGCTGCACGTCCGCAGCGACCAGTTTCATTTTTCTGAGAATCCGACTTTAGACATAGCAAATTTGGGCGCTGACACGGCTTAACAAATCGGTTCTGGGAGGGGCCGAGCGCTAACCAGTCAGCGCCCATTACATTTTAGAGGGGAGAGCGCAGCGGAGCCTGCGCAGAGGGAGTGAGTACGAAAGCAAAGGCGCCCGCCTTTACGCGGGTCAATAAATACATATTTGACGACAGGGCATGGTCTTGGTCGCTGCCCAGCGGCACGACGTGCCCTAGTGCGCTGCTTTGTTTGGCCAAGGCGGACAGGCACACCGGAAAACTTTGGAACGGTCCCAAGCAAGTCTTCCGGTGCTACTCGGCGGTCACCGAGCGCTTTCCGTCTGTGCGCGAGCGCTTGTGGGCAAACTTCGACGCCGTCAAAGGAAAGTCGCCTGAGGAAATCTGCGAGGCGCTTTCCTGTATGCCGCGGAGGGCGCAGCGCGTTCGCATACACACCGCCGGAGACTTTTTCTCGCAGGACTACTTCGATGGCTGGCTGCAATTCTGCATCCGCAACGAGCGGGTTCACTTTTGGGCGTTCACAAAGAGCCTTCCATTCTGGGTTGCGCGCCTTGGAGACATTCCGCGCAACCTTGTGCTGCAGGCAAGCGTTGGCGGCAAGCACGACGAGCTGATTGGCGCGCACGGACTGAAATACGCGCAAGTTGTGTGGAGCCGCGATGAGGCGCAGCGCCTTGGGTTGGCTGTCGATGAGGACGACTACCTCGCCGCGTATGGCACGCGGCCGTTTGCGCTCCTCGAAAACTTTACTGCGCGCAAATGAACGAACAGAAACAACGGTTTCAGCCGTCTGAGCATCCGATTATGAAGATCGACACCGATCTTCTGAGCAAACTCGGACCAGAGGACGGCTGGACATACTTAAAAACCCGCGAGGAATTGATCGCCCGCGAGAAGGCCGACCCATTCCGCTACGGCTACGAGCCTCCGGTATGGAAAAGGGCCAGCGAACTCCTCGAAAAACATAGAGAGCTGCTTGTCCTTGGCGGAAACCGCAGCGGAAAAACGGAATGGGCCGCGAAGGAGATCATCAAAACGATGTATAACAAGGCCGGAGCCGTCGTCTGGTGCTTCGCCGAGACCTCCGCGACCAGCATCGAGTCGCAGCAGCCGCGTTTGTGGAAATTTATGCCGCCGGAATGGCGGACGGCGCGGAAGAGTTCCGTCACTTCAATAAGTTTCACTATTAAAAATGGCTTCTCAGAGGCCAAGTTCGTCGCTCCAAACGCGTCAGTCTGTATTTTTAAAAATTACGCGCAAGATTTGAGTGTCATAGAAGGTGCGGAGCTGGATATGGCCTACTGCGACGAATTAGTCGGTCTTTCGCTCATTGAGACGTTGCGATTCCGTCTGTTGGACCGCAATGGCAAGCTCGCCGTGACGTTTACGCCGGTTCAAGGCTACAGCCCGACAGTCGCATCGTACCTCAACGGCGCCAAGACCATCGAAGAGGCCGACGCCGAGCTGCTGCCGTTGCACAAGGAAGAGAATGGCCAGAAACTTGTCACCGGCTACGAAAAGGTGCCGCTCCTGCAGGTGTCTACGCGCAACCGGCCGATCTTGTATTTCCACACCAAGGCCAATCCATGGGCCGGATGGTCGCGCATGCGCAGGGAGCTTCAAAACGAGACCAAGGAGAAGATTTTATGTCGCGCCTATGGCGTGCCAACCAAGGCAATCTCCGGCCGCTTCCCACTATTCAACGAAAAGGTCCACGTCATCAGGCACAGCGACGTGCCGGAGGGCACGCGGTATCACTGGGTCGATCCGGCCAGCGGCAGAAACTGGTTTCAGCTCTGGTCCGTTCACGACTCGGCCGGTCGCTGCATAATTTACCGCGAATGGCCAAGCATGGATGACTACATCCCATCTATCGGATATGCCGGAGAGTGGGCGCTGCCGGACGGCAAGAAGATGGACGGCAAAGCGGGACCGGCGCAGAGCGATTTCGGCTTCGGCTTGGAGCGATACGTCGAGGAGATTAAGCGCGTCGAAAACGGCGAGAAGATCTTCGAGAGATACATGGACAGTCGCTTTGGCAACGCGCCAACGCTCGCGCGCGAGATGCCGACGACCCTGATCGATGAGATGGGCGAGCTGGGTGTGGATTTCCTCGCCGCACCGGCCGACTCGATTGACGAAGGTGTCGCCATGGTCAACTCGATGCTGCACTACAACAACGAGCAGCCGATCAGCGCGCTCAACCAGCCGAAGCTCTACATCTCGGAGCGGTGCAAGAATACGATTTATGCGCTGGCGACCTATACCGGAGCGGACGGCAAGAAGGGCGCGACGAAAGATCCGGTTGACTGCGTGAAATTCATCGCGCTCTCCGGCGCAGGAAACGTGGACGGCGAGACGCTGATGTCCCGCGGAGGAGGAAGCTACTAATGGCTCCCACTGGCATAGTTCCCCCGCCTCCGCGCGCGAGGCCATGGCGCGGACGCAGCAAGGAGCCGCCGCGCTGTGGCGTGTGTAGCAAGCGACTTCGTATCGAGGACATCCACGGAGTGGACGAACAACTCGGCCCCATCTGCCGCGAGTGCGGCCCGCACGTCATCGCCGCCAACAACGTCATGTATCCCTTCTGGATATAACCATTCGCCATTCGCAAACCCCGAACTCAAACAACTTAAACTCATGGCGGTGCGGCGTGGAAGGACACGCGGCCGGACAGCGGAGCGTTACAAAATAACACACGAATATGTAACAAGAGCGGGTGTCGAATCCCGCCACCGCCGCCAATAGCTTATGTTCACAAAAACCAAAACCATACCGGTGGACCGCTATGCCGTGTCCGACAACTACGACCCAAAGGGCGCTCTCGCCTTCAGCCGCGAGCAGGCGCCCAATGCCTACTTGGCCGTGATGACCGAGCTGCAGGACCGCATCGCCGACGCCGTCACGCTGTGCAGCACGATGGCAACCTCGAAGGAGGGCGGATATCTCGCGCACGCGGCCGGTCAGCTCTGCGCGCTGCAGGAACTGTGGGACGCGCTCGAAGCACGCCGCGCGGAGTCGCATCGCGTGGAGTAGCTTTTGCGCTGTAGTCCAAGCGTGCTTTGGGTTTCAGCCGCCAATGCAAGCATGCGGCGACACTATACCCGCGCAGTGCAGCGTGAAGTAAACATTCCGGCTTCTTAAAATACTACTGGACATCCGTTCAGTATTACCGAATACTAGATATATCAACGTGGAGTGCGCTTTCATGGCGCTGGGTGTTGATCGGACTGAGAGACGAACTCTCTGGCACTACTTGGAGGTATAAGTCCATGGCGGAAGGGAAAGTGGCGTCGAACGACGCTGATGTAGATGTAGTTTCACTAGCTATTCAGGAGCTTTCTGGCGGCATGCCGGAGCAGAAACTGGAAGAAGTGAAGTCGGCTGACGAAGCCGAAGATCTTTTACAAGACGAGACAAACGAAGAGGAGACCGAGGAGAACACCGAGGAAACCTCCGAAGAGGACAGCACAGAAGAGTCTGGCGACTCGGAAGATTCCGAGGACAGCGAAGACGAGGAAGGCGAAGCGCCATCACCGGACAACGTCCAGAAGCGTATCAATAAACTGACGGCCCAAAAGAAGGCCGCAGCCGAAGAGGCAGCCACCGTCAAATCGCAATACGAAGAAGCGCAAAAGCGCCTTCAAGAGCTGGAGGCTCAGGTCAATGAGGCTTCGCGCCCGATCCTGCAGCCTAGCGCGGAGAACCCGCTCGCCGATGTCGATACCGCCGAAGCGCTTGATGCGAAAATCAAGAGCGCTCAGGAGGTTCGCCGCTGGGCTTTGCGCAACACAGACGGCGCCACGGTCAAACGACCGGATGGCACCGAGGTCTACGTTGACGCCGATGAGGTAAAAAACTACCTGATTCGTGCAGACGACGTTTTGACGGTGCATGCTCCCGCTCGACGCGAATGGCTATCTCAGAGGCAGCCAGCAGTCGAAGCAGCGAAGAACCTGTTCCCCGACCTCTTCAAGAAAGGCAGCGCGCTCAACCAAGCGTACCAAGCGACCATCAAGCAGGCGCCGGAGCTTCTGAGGCTCCCGCAAAATGAATACTGGGTCGGCTTGGCGCTCTACGGCGAGCAGCAGCTCATGGCCAAGCAGGCAGCGTCTAACGCTAAAGCCGCCGCGTCGAAGAAAGTCTCGTCTAACAAGATCGCAAAGACACCTACCCCAGCAAATCCGATTAGCGCACCGAAAACTTCTACCAAAGGCGCCGTTTCTAAAGCGGCAAAGGACAGAGTTATGTCGAGCGGCAGGATCGATGATCTTGCCGATTACGTCTCCGAAGCTCTGTTTAGTTAGCAAAACCTCACACTAGAAAGAAAAACTTACTATGGCAGCTCCCGCGGGACAATTGTTCCCCTCAGTTGGAAATAGGGAGGACATCCTTGATGTTCTTACCTACGTCGATAACAAAAACACACCCATCTCTTCGAGCATCGCTCGCGTAGGTGCGGACATTACTAATCCGAGCGTCTACTCTTACCTCGCCGATTCCTACAGCGCTCCGTCCACAGACGGCGTTGTTGATTCCGCCGATGTGACCGACTTTGCCGATGCGGCCGCAAACCGCGTCATGCTCAGTGCTCGCGCCCAAAAAATTCGCAGAACTGCCCGCGTTTCCGATTGGCAGGCGAACCTTGCTGACGTTGCCGCTATCGGCCGTCGCAAGGAATTTTCCAAGGCCATCGCCAAGACGATCTTGGAAGTAAAACGCGATGTGGAAGCGACCATCAGCTCGGACAACGACTCCGTCGAAGGTTCCGGCAGCGTGGCGTATAAACTTCGCGGATTGGGCGAGTGGGTGAAATCCACGGCGCAAGCTGATTTGCCTGTGCCCGCATCACAGCGCACGCCGTCCGCTTCGATCAACACGACCGCGACCGCGTCGCTCACCGAAAGCGCCCTGCAGAACGTCTTGCAGAGCATCTACGAGCAGACTGGCAGTCAGGATCGACTCGTCCTTGTGGCGGGACCGAGCCTTAAAAAGGCTGTGACTAATATGACACGCTTCACTGTGAACAGCACATCGAACGTGTTCAATCTGCGCCAGACCGCGCAGGCTTCCAGCTCGGATCGTCTGGTGTCGAATATCTCGTTCTACGAAGGAGATTTTTCGACCGTGGAAATCGTGACCAGCCTATTTTTGGCTGCCAACGCTTCGACCGACGCCGAGAAGTATGCTCGCGGTTACATCATGTCGCCTGAGAGCGTCATGCTTCGCTACGGCCGCAAGCCGCGCTTCCAAGAATTGCAAGATTCCGGTGGCGGACCTCGCGGACTCGTGGATTGCATCGTGTCGCTCGCAGTTATGTCACCCAAAAATATGGGCAAGTTCTCCGCGACTTCCTAATCGAACAACTAACTAGAAAGATCGTACTATTATGGAAATCTTCGAACTCCCCGCTGAGACCAAAGCCGCAACCGGCTTCACGCACAAGGCCGTCGTTACCCACAGCGACCTCACCGAGTCCACCGCCGACACCGACCAGACGCTCTCGCTTCTGGCCTTGGCCGCTGGCGACGTGGTCACCACGGCCGCTTGGAAACTGGTCACGCCCTTCAAGGATGCCAGCGACAGCGCCCTCAACGACACCAAGGTTCAGCTCGGCGACAGCTCCGACGACGACGAATACGTCGCCGCCACGCAGGTCAACGAGAACGGCACCGAAGTCCTCTTCGCCGCCGCCGCTCCCGCCTCCGTTCCGTTCGTTTACACGGCGGCCAATGCGGTCGAACTCTTGGTTGAATCGATGACGGCCAAAAGCCTCAGCGATATCGACACCGGTGAACTTCACGTTTACCTCGGCGTCGCCAAACTGAGCGACCTCTAAGCGTCTTAACACACTGCCGTCCGCACTGCGTATGCGGGTCGGACGGCAGAAGTTAGGATGTCAGATCAAATATTCTCCGATCTGGTCGGAGACATGGATGACGAGCTGGCTCACCTTGTCAAAGAGGAGCTGCAGACAGGATGGCGCGCACAACAAGTGATGGCCGCTATCGAAGCTCGCAAAGCCAAACAGGTCAACGACCAGTTAGAACACTGCACTGTAGACGGCATCGGTCAGCACGTTATGGACGTTCCGGCCGATGCTTATTTTGCGTGGCAGAAGCATCTAGGTGACGGCTGCTGGTCTGACAAAACATTCCGCCACTGGTTTCTAAAACGGAACCCTGAGTGCGCGATTAAGTATACCCCGCGCAAAACCACCGTCCTGATCTAATGAAACTCGACCGCGACAAAATCACGCGCATGATCAGCGACATCGATCAGGCGGACCACGACGGCTCCGGTTACCTGCATCGCAAGCTCAAGAACTTCAACGTCCGGTATTGCATCTGGGCCGGACAGAGCGACGACGGCCGCAAGCACCAAGCCTACTACGGCAAAAAGGTCTTCCCTTGGGAGAACAGTAGCGACGTTTCCGTCAGGATGGCCGAATCGATCATTCGGGAGCGGGTCATCTCGCTCACGTCCGCATTCTTCAAGTCTCGCCTGCAAGTCCAGCCGGTCGAGGTGATGGACGCCCCGAAGAAGAACGCCGCCGAGACTGTGCTTCGCTGGCTCCTGCACAGCCACTGCGCTGATGACATGCGCCGCGAGATCCGCTTGGCTGCCGAGTTTAGAGAGACCTATGGCCTCGCCGTCATGGCCGTGGATTGGGAGCGCCAGACCCGCGTCGAGGTGAAGCGGTTCACGCTCGAAGAAGCCATGATGATGATCGAGGAGACGCAAGATCCCAACTTGCAGGCGCTCCTCGAAGTCGTCCTCGATCCGGCTCAGGAAGAGCTGGCCGCGGAGCTTCTCGGTCAGGTTGTGCCGGAGCTGGGCAGCGTGTCCAAGGTCCGCCAGCTCCGCGAGAAGGGCGAGGTCGAGTGGGAAAGCCCTTATATATTTTCGTCCAAGCCGGTGGTGCGCGCCCTCGAAGCATGGGAAGACGTGATTTTCCCAATCCAGACAGACTCCCTGCAAAGGGCGCCCTTCATCGCCCGCCGCGAGCTACTCAGCGAGTTCGAGCTGCGCGAGCGCGCCGCGCTGGAAGGCTGGGACAAGGAGTGGGTCGAGCGCGCGGTGAAGCATCGCGGCGAGATGAAGCGCATCCACATGAACATCCACCGCTCGGACCAGTTCCTGTACGAGCAAATGCGCGACCTGATCGAAGTGTGGCACGTCTACCGCAAGGAGCACGACGACCGCACTGGAGCGACTAAAGTCACCCGCACCGTCGTCAACTACAGCATCACCGACTCCGTCGCCCTGCATGAGCTGATGCCGTACGAGCATCAGATGTATCCCTTTGTCGAGCTTCCACGCGAGCGCAACACCCGCCCGCTTCTCGAAAGCCGCGGCATCCCTGAGATCGTCCAGTCGGCGCAGGAAGAGGTGAAGGTGCAGCGCGACTACCGCGTTGACCGCGCCAGTATCAGCATCATTCCTCCGCTCAAAGTGCCCGCTTCCAGAGGCCGCCTCGATCTCGTCCTCGGACCAGCGATGCAGATACCGGAGAGGCGCCCGAACGAAATCAACTGGATGACGCCGCCGCCGTTTGACCAAGGCAGCATCGAGGTCGAGCAGGCAACCCGCGCGGACGTTGACCGCTACTTCGGTCGCATGACCGAGAGCGTCAACCCCAACATCGCCATGCTGCACATGCAGGACTTGGCCGACTCATGGCTCCTCGACATGAAGGTCATGATGATCCAGATCCTCGCCTTGGCGCAGCAGTATATGCTGCCAGAGGAAATTTCTCGCGTCACCGGAAACGCCACGCCGTTAGCTGAAGGCGCCGCCGACATCCGCGGTCGCTATGACATCACTGCCGAGTTCGACGCGAGAACCCTCGATAACGCCGCCTTGGAGGCCAAGATGACGTTCCTGACCCAAAATCTAGTGCCTCTGGATTCAATGGGGGTTATCGACCGAGCGCAATTGATCAAGGTCATGCTCGGCAGCGTAGACCAGAACCTCGCCAACCTTTTGGTCAGGGATATTGGAGCCGCGACGCAGATGGAAGTTGAGGACGAGCAGACCGCATTTGCGAAGATAGCCGCGGGAACCGAGCCGCCGCTTAAAGAGGGCGGACAAAATGCCCAGATCCGATTGCAGACCCTGCAACAGATTATCCAAAGCAACCCTGCTGTTATGCAGCGCTATCAATCCGACGAGATCTTTAAGCGCATGATCGATGCGCGCATGCAGGCGTTTAATTTCCAACTGCAGCAGCAACAGAACGCAATTATTGGCCGCGTTGGCACGCAACCCGCGCTGCAGAAGATGGCGCAAGAACAACAGATAGGCGGGCCGCAGCCTGCCGCCGCTTGATATGACTCCAAACGTCAACATTAGAAACGTCGCCGGTCTAAACATCCCCCAGCACGACCACATCACCTGCGCCTATTACTCCGGCACGAACAATTTGCAGACCGTCACATTCCGCGAGGGCGGCGGCAGTGGACAGGTGGTTGCCACGATCAATTTCACCTATACGCCGACGCAGCCGCCGACTGCGAACGACGCGGACATCGCCACAGTTACACGCAGCTAGAGCATGGGGCTAAAGTTCAATCCGCTGACCAGCACGTTCGATCTTGTAGGATCGGGCGGCGGGTCTGCGTTTTTTGCTGGAGAGGTCGCCACCTATGCGGATTTGCCATTGGACGGAACCGCTGCGCTCAACTCCCGCTGGCTGGTGCGCAATTCCAGCGGCACATGGCCGTTCCCGAATTACCGTCAGGGCGGCATCTACATCCGCACCTCCATCGTCGGCGCCTCCCGCGACAACGACTACACGCTGGCCGACACGAAGCTGCCGGATGTCTTCGCAGACTCCGCGTTTTTGCTGTATGACAACAGCGACAGCACGCGCAACCTCCAGCTCGACCTCGGCAGCATCTCCACCGGCACCGTCCGCACATTAACCGCGCCGAATGCGTCTGGCCGCATCCAGATCGAAGGCCAGCCCATCGGCAACACCACGCCCGCCGCAGGCACCTTCACCACGCTCACCGCCAACAACGGCACGCTCACGGCGTCCGCGCCTGTGCTGGATTTGAGCCAAACGTGGAATGGTGAAGCGGTATTTGATGCGTCAATAAGCGGCACCACAATGACGGTGACCAGCGTTGCCTCTGGCACGATTCGCGCTGGCATGATTCTGACAAGCGCAGGAACAATAACATCTGGAACGACGATCACTGCCCTTGGGACAGGAAGCGGGGGAACGGGAACCTACACAGTCAGCGCATCTCAAACCAGAGCTTCGGCAACCATTACTGGCAGAGTTCCGTTTTCAGCAGCAGAAATCAACATCACAAATACCGCATCTGCTGGCAACAGCGGAACAACACCTACAAGCCGTTTCCTTGATATTAACCTTGGAGGCACCACCATATTTTCGGTAAGGCGCACAAGCGCGGTTAATACAACGTGTTTCTCTACAAGTTTTACAGCAGGATCAGCGTTGAGCGCCTTGCGTGTGGAAATAAATTCGTCAGGAATCTCGCTTGGGAGTGCAACTCCGATAACATGGCGAAACAACGCAGATGCCACATTAGGAGCGACCAGCGTCCAGCTACTTCGTGACGGCGCAGATGATGTTCTTGCGTTGCAGCGCACCACCAACGCCCAAACCTTTAACATCTACAACACCTTCACCTCCACCACGAACCACGAACGCGGCTTCCTCAAGTGGAGCAGCAACGTGTTTCAGATCGGCACGGAGAAGGGGTCTGGCGGCGGGACGACGAGGGCGATGGAGTTTCAGACGGATGGGGTGACGAGGCTTACCTTTACCTCAACGGGTCAAATCCAGACGCGGCAGGGATTGGTGTTTCAATACTACTCTGCTACGTCCTCAAGCCACTCGGCAAACTTGCAGGCAACTGGAGACGGAGTGTTGCGTTTAACTAATAACGGAAATACCGACTTCAACCGCCTCCAATTCGGCGGCACAACCAGCAGCTTTCCCGCGCTGAAGCGGAGCGGCGCAACGCTGCAAGTGAGGCTCGCGGATGATTCGGCGTTTGGTGATCTCTCATGCGGTGCGCTGACCCTCAACGGCAACCTCGACGCCTCCACGCGAGACATCGTCACCGACACCACGACCGGCACCAAGATCGGCACCGGCACCACGCAGAAGCTCGGCTTCTTCAACGCGACACCCGTAGTCCAACAAGCCGCCGTGGCAGACGCCACCGACGCCGCCACCACGCAAGACCGCCTCAACGATCTGCTCGCCCGACTCCGCACCTTGGGACTTATCGCGACATAATCTTATGCTAACCAACCCTAATCCCATCGAAACGCCCGCCGTAGCCGCCAAGGTCTATGACAGGCTCCACGTTTACACGTTGTCCGCCATCCAGCCGACCATCGACAGCGGCAGCATCACCGTGGAGCTTTTGCCCGCAACCGCAGACGGCGAACTCGCCAACGGAAGCCTCGTCCAAAAGATTACCGCGCCGTTGACGCCCGAAATCATGCAGGCCGTTCCCGAACTCGCCGCCGCATTCGCCGCCGTCCTCGCCGCGATTCCCGCGACCCAAGCCTACTTGGCCAGCCAGCAGGAGCAGCCCAATGAATAAGACCGTCACGCTTACCGAAGCAGAGGCCAAAGTGGTCATGCAGTGCCTAGACCTCGTCGTCAAAACCGGCGGGCTGAACGCCGCCGCGCAGATCCTGCCGCTGGCTACGAGCATCGAGAAGCAACTCACGGAGGAAGCACCCGCTGCTGAATAATGAGGACTGTCACTTTACAGTCTATCCTCCTCCGCGCATGGCAACGCGTCGGCAACGACGCCAGCACCATCGACGCCATCCCATCCGGCGCAAGAACCATGATGACCGCCGCCGCCAACGAGCGCATCGCCGACTGCTGGGAATGGGCCGATTGGCCAGAACTCATGCGCGTCGAAAGCCGCACCGTGCAGGGCGATGCTACGAACGGCTATTACATCGACTACGAGCAAAGCGGCCAGACCGCCATGGGCGAGGTCTTTGGCGTCCTAAGAGACAACCCTGCAACCCACGCCGCTCCCCGCGCCATTGGCTATACGCTCCTCGGAGATGCCATTCGCTTCCCCGAAGACACCGACCTGCCAACTAGCGTCTGGGTCAACTTCCGCGTGCGTCCGACTGAATACAGCGCAAGCAACCTCACCGCGACAGTGCCCGCCGTCATAGCCAAAGCAGTCGCGCTCATGCTGACTTCTGACCTGCTCCAAGAGGACGGACAGACAGAAAAAGCACTCGCCATGGAACAGATGGCCGAGTCCGAGCTAATCGCGCAGCGCGACAAATATTATTTCCAGCAAGGGCAACCCTCCATGTGGACCGCCCGCGTCAACCAATACTAAAAACCTATGCACCCTAACGTCTCCCTCACAAACTTCCGCACCAAGATCGTGCGGTTCACGCCAGTCGTAGACACCAGCGCCTACGCCGCCGGTGATGTCCTCTTCGACACCACTGCCGTCACACTCAGCAGCAACGCCGCAGCCGCCGCCCGCGGCACCATCCTCACGGCCAGCATCATTGACCGCGACGATGAATCCTCGCAGACCATCACGCTCTACTTCCTGCGCAGCAACGTCAGCCTCGGCACCGTCAACGCCGCGCCCAGCATCTCCGACGACAACGCCGCCGAGATCCTCGGCACCTGCACAGTGACCACCGGCACCGACTTGGGCGGCTGCAAATACGGCGAGACCAGCGGCCTCGTCCTGCCCTTTGAGCTGCCCGCGCAAACCCTCTTCGTCGCCGCCACAACCGGCGGCACGCCGACCTTCACCGCCGCCAGCGACATCCGCGTGCGCCTGAGCCTACAGCTAGAGACCGCAGCCTAAGACTCCATGCCGCTCCCATTTTCCAGACGCGCTTTGCAGACAGCGCCGAGCTTCAGCCGCGACTTCGCGGGCTTGAAGACGCTGGATCATGGTGTCGGCCCCGCGATCACCTTCACAAGAGCCAGCAACGCCACCTTCTTCGACGCGAGCGGCACGCTGCAAACGGCCGCCAACGATGCGCCCCGCTTCGACCATTCCGGCGGCAGCAGCTTGGGGCTTCTCATCGAGGAGGCGCGGACGAATAGCATCCGCAACTCGCAGGCTGGTGGTTCGACCAATGGGGTGATTGGAAGTGGTGGGGTGATGCCTACGAATTGGGCAACGGTGCAGGGCACTTTAGCTGTCGAGGTGGTTGGAACGGGGACTTCGACGGGACTGTCTTATGTAGACATTAAATTTTCTGGAACAACAAGCACTACGACAGCGGCCGTATATTTTGACACAACAACCAATATTGTAGCGGCTCCAAGCCAAACATGGACCGGCTCTTATTATGCGGCGCTCATCGCTGGATCAAGCGTAGGCGTCAACACATTCCGCGCTGCGTTTCTTGAATACGATAATTCAAGCAATCTCTTAACTTCGGGCAACACAAACCACACGCTAACAAGCTCTTTGGTAAGATACTCTGGAACGCGCACACTTGCTGATGCGGGAACGCTGCGCGTTCGCTTTGGGTTGGGTTTTACATTTGCCAACGGAGCCACCATCGACCTAACCCTCCGCATAGCCGCCCCGCAGCTAGAGCAAGGCGCCTTCGCCACCAGCTACATCCCGACGACAAGCGCCGCCGCCACACGCGCCGCGGACAGTGCGGTCGTCACGCCGATCTCTTCGTTTTATAATCAAGCGGAGGGGACGTTGTTTGCGGAGCATCAGCGGTATGCCTCTGCAACTTCGTCCTTTCAGGGATACTCGTTTGCTACAGACGCAAACAGCGGGAGCAATGAAATTTATTTAAGTCAAGCGACTAATCCCAGTTCTGTTAATACGATTGCATACCTTGCCGTCGCTGCCACTGGAGAAACAACGAGAGACGCGTTTGTCGGCGGACTGACAATGGGCCAAGTCACGCGACTTGTGGCTGGCATCAAGTCTGGCGAGTTTTTTGTAGGGGGTAGAAGCGACGGTGGATCATTTGTTTCGGCCACCAATTCCAACGCGCACAACCCAATAGCGGCAAATCGACTGCGCCTCGGTGGCCGCGCAGGAAGCTCGGGGTCCCTCAACGGCCACATCCGCAAAGTGGCCTACTGGCCCCGCCGCTTGAGCAACACGCTGCTGCAACAGCTCACGACCTAATGAGCGCCAACCTCATCCTCAATCCCGCTCACGCTGGCCAAGTGCTCGCCGCATTCGGCGCACAGGTAGGCGCGGGTCTCAAAGGTGTCGCCGCCCCAGATGTTGCGCTCATGGCAAGGGTCGAAGCACACATGCCAGCCAACGCCGCCGGAGGGAATTTCACAGGAACAACGGGCACATTTATCCACGCCGCAATTAAGCCCTAAAACCGCCTGATATGCAAGACTACCTTTATAAGTTCCCCGACGAGGCCACGGCCCAAACCGCGCTGGCCGATTACTACGATGCCGAGACCGGATGGCAAACCAGCGGCACCGGCTTTGCCCTTGATCCGGTAGGCGTGCTGGTGGACACCGACATGACCGACCCTGAGAATCCGGTCAGCACGCCGCTCGACGGCTGGCACCTCAACCTGCGCGTGACTGACGACCGGCCCGATCCGGCGGCAGACTACAGCGTCACTCCGACGCAGCAACGGAGGGTTTGGCTATGAGCATCACGCACTTCCATCACCATTTCACAACGACGGAAAAAGGCGTCATCGGCACGGCCACGTCTATCGGCTCCTCGGTGTTTTCTATGCTGCCCCATTTAGAAACAACCCTGCGTGTTGCAGGTCTTTGCATCGGTATTTTGGTCGGCTTGGCGACTCTTGTGAGCGTCCTGCACGACATTCAAAAGAAACGGAAGGAACTGAAATAATATGAGAAACTGGAAAACGAACCTGCTCGGAGCACTCACTATCATCGCCAGCTTGTCCACGGCCGGACGCGAATTTCTGGCCAGCGGCACAATCCCTGACCTCGGCCTCATCGCCGCGAGCCTGCTCGCCGGTTGGGGCTTGGTGATGGCGAAAGACAACAACGCGAGACTCTGACTCCATGCCCGCCCGCGTCACAAAAGCCATTGCAGTTGCGATCCTCGCCGCGTCTTGGGCTGTCGCTGCGGCTGGCTGCGTCACGGTCGGCTATGACTTCTTGAAGCAACAGGCCACCGTCACCGTCAACCCGCCGCCCAAAGGTCACGCGAAGTAACCATGTGGAAGTGGATCAAGAATCTGTTTGGCAAAAAGTCCGCGACTGGCCCAGCGCCAGCCTCGCCGAGCTTGCCATTAGAATCCACAACCGTCTCCACACCCGCCGCGAGCAAAGCCTACGACGAGCGCCGTCTCAACACCCCGAACAAAAGTGGCAGACCCATCACGCCGACCATGATCGTCTTGCATCACACATCCGGTAGCTACAACGGCTCCGTGAGCTGGTGCATGAACCCTGAGAGCAAAGTGTCCTACCACGTCATCATCGCCCGCAACGGCAACCGCACCGTCCTCGCCGACGATACGGCGCGTTGCTGGCACGCAGGCATCAGCTCATGGCAAGGCGTGCCGGACTGCAACAGCTATTCCCTCGGCGTGGCATGGGACGGCAATACCTACGAAGACCCGCTCGGTGAAGCAGCGATGGACAGCGCCATCCAATACATCATCCCGCGAATGAAGAAGTGGCACATCCCGATGTCCCGCATCGTCACGCACCAGCAGATCGCACCAAACCGCAAGAACGACATCAGCCCCGCCGACGCAGCGCGCTTTAAGTCACGGCTCAAAGCCGCGCTCAACTAATGGCATTAGAAAGTCCAGTCCAACGCGACGGCGACAACGGCTTCATCGGCTTCGCCAGCCGCTTGAACCCTCTCACGCTACCGGCAGGCATGCTGCAAGACAGCGTGAACATGCGCCTCGATCGCGGAGTCGCGCAAACCCGCAAGGGCAGCAAGCGCCTCACCGACACCATCGGCACGACCGGCGCCCCGCTGACTCTCGACTTTACCCTCGGCACCGACAAGACCGTCACCTCAATCACCCGCAGCTCGACCACGGCCACCGTCACAGCGACCGCCCACGGATTCACCACCGGCGACCAAGTGAACATCCGAGGCGCCGTGCAGACGGACTACAACGGCGACTTTATCGTCACCGTTACGGACGCCAATACTTTCACCTACACCGTCAGCGGAAGCCCCGCGACACCGGCCACCGGCACCATCATCGCCAACAACGGCCCCGAAGTCCGCGACAGCTACGAAGGCGGACTCTATGCGGCCGGTGTCTTCGCCTCGCAGAACTACGACAACGCCAACGAATTCATCGTGCTCGCCGGAAGCGACAGCGCCACGCTCTACCGGCAGGGACAATCTCCGGTGGTCAAGACTTACCCGACAAGCCCCGCTGAAAAGATTGAAGGCACAGACACTGTCTCGGTGGTGCAGGCATTTGACCGCCTCTACATCCTCCGCGAAGCCGACCGCAGCGTCAGCGGCTGGGAGCAAAAGCTCACAACGGCTTCAGGTATCACGGTCAGCTCGACCACGGCCACAGTCAACGTCACGGCCCATGGCTATCCGGCTGGCGCCCGCGTCCGCATCGAAGGCAGCACCACACCGGCTTTTGATGCAGGCCACGAATACGACATTCAGAGCGTAGCCACGGATTCTTTCACCATCACCGTCCCAAGCGGCACAGCGACCCACGCCGCCGCAGGAATCAAGGTGCGGAGAACAAAGCCGCCGATCTATTGGGACGGCGGATCTGGCAACTTTGTCCGCGGCGCCGCAGGCGTTCCCGCCGAAGGAGTGACCTATACGCGCATGCCATCGGTCGGATGGGCTACATATTTCAACAATCGCCTTTGGCTGATTAAGGACAGATACACTGTTGGCATCTCAGACTTCTTAGACGCAGATATTTACGACCCAGCATGGAACGCCTTTACCGCCGGAGTTGGCGGCGACGACCGTATCGTTGCCATTCACCCATGGATTGAGGGAAGTGCTCTAGTGTTTTGTCGCAAGTCTATATGGCTGGCCACGCTGAATCAGTTCCAGTCATCCGATGGCTCAGACTTTGAGATAGACCTTCCATTAAGCAAGCTAGAGCTTTTGACCAACGAAATCGGATGCAGCGCCCGCAATACGATTGTTACGGCCGGTGCGTTCGTCTTCTTCCTCAGTGACGCTGGCATCTACCGCCTCGACAGCCGCCTTGACTTGAAACTTCGCGGCGACACCAAGCCTCTCAGCGAACCTATCGCCGACCTCTTTAGCCAAGTGGTGCAAAGCCGCGTAGAACGCAGCGCCTTCGGCATCTGGCATGCAAATAGATACCTCATCGCGCTACCCACCAGCACCGACCCGCTCGATGGCAACCAGCTCGTCGTCGCATGGAACGCCCTGACAGACACATGGGAATACCGCGACACCTATCCCAGCAGCGCCTCGGTCAACCAGATCCTTGTAGGAACCTACGACAACCAACGCCGCGTCTTCTCGGTCCCGCGCTCCGGTAACCTCTACCTGCTGGAACAAGAAGACAGCGCCCAAGACGACAACGCTGCTGGCAGCTCGGGCACCAGCCCGGTCAACGGATGGATCAAGACAAGGCGCTACGATTTCGGCGACATGCACTCAAAGCGGTTCCTCCGCACCATCGCCGATGTGGTCTTGCCGATCAACTCAACGGTCACAACCAAGATCCGAACGATCAATCCCGACCTCTCGGCGGACATTGACGACGCTGATCCTGTACCCCTTCGCGGGCGCGAAATCGGCGAGCTGACCAACTCGGCCAACGACAATCCCGAAGACTACAACATGAAATCGCCGATCCGCTACAAAGCGCACTCGGCAGAAATAGTTTATCGAACATCCAACGGCCGACCGGAGATCCGCTCGGCATCCATTGAGGCATCGCCGAAATCTCTACCGCCTACTGAGACAAGGAGTGCGGCCTAAAAGACCAAGAGACTAAAAGACGAAATGAACTTCCAAACAATAACGACCGAGCCGAGCGCAGCGAGACAGGCTGCCGCGAAGCAAAGCCAAACCAGATCAGCAGCATAATTCCTATGGCTACCTACGCATATACATTCACATCCGGCGACACTGTCACCCCGACCAAGCTCAACAACGCGCGCACCGTCAGCGAGATTGTCAATGCCGACATCAGCGCCACCGCGGCGATTGCCGGAACCAAAGTCGCGCCAGCCTTCGGCGCCCAAGACATCACCGTCAGCGGCGCCAACCGCTCGATCACCAACACCGGCAACTTTGCGCTGTCGTTCGGGACAAACAACACCGAACGCATGCGTATCGACGCCAGCGGGAATGTGGGGATTGGGACGTCGCCGGTTTACAGGCTGGATGTCGTTGGAGATTTTCGCGTTGGCGCAAGCGCATCCGCAAACTTTCTGGTCAATCTCGGACGAACCGGCACCGTTGAATCGTATCGCTCTGCCTACATTTATGGAGACGGAACAAATCTATATATTCTTAACCAGCAAAACGGAGCCTTCCAGTTTGGCACGAACAACACCGAACGCATGCGCATCGACGCCAGCGGGAATGTGAGTATTGGGACGACGCTTACATTAGCAAACTCAACTCTCAATGCTAAAGACGGAATTACAGCAAGGGTCGATGCCGCGGGCGCGAATCCTTACTTTCAACTATATAACAACAACGCGTCCAGCAACCAAAAAACTTGGAGGATCGGAGGCATTAGCGATGGCTCTTTGACCATTGAGACAACCAACGACGCATACACCTCTTCCGCTGTAAAGGTGACATTCAAACATGCGGGTCAAGTCCGCTTTATGCCACTAAGTAGTAACCCCGCAGGCGCCGAGTCCGGTGACGTGTATTACAACAGTGTGGACAACAAGCTAAAGGTCTACAACGGCACAAGCTGGGCTGATTTGAACTAACATGAAACCCCAACTCGCCGAACTAATCGAAGCCTACGCCGCCGCCCGCGCATCGGGTAGCCGGTTGCTGTTGGAGTTTGCTGTGGGGCAGCTCAATGACTTCATGGCGAAGGTGGATGTGGTGGAACTTAAACAAAACAAAGGAGAAGAATAATATGGCAACACTAACTGACACCGGCGCCACGATTAGAAGGCGGCAATGGCGGCCAGACGGCACCACGCCGCCCGTCGGAGCGCCGCCTCCACCACCGCCGCCACCACCGCCACCGCCGCCACCCGAGACGCTCGATCCTACAATTATGGGCGGCAACGTCCAATTTGTGCCGAACTCCACGGTGAAAAGCGCCGAGTTTTTCGGCCCAATGCCCGCACTTCTGCCGAACCTGTCGGCGCCGAACATTGAAGCCGCCTCCACCACCGCCGCCGGAACGGTCAACGAGGCGAAAATCGAAGACTTTGTCCCGATACTCAACACGCTCGCGCAGCAGAACTTCGACCAAGTCAATCGCTTCGCGGCGGGCTTGGACAATCCGTATACGCAAGACGCCCGCAACGCGATCAACCAGT